GCTGGTGCAGATTTGTCATAAAGACGTTGTATTGCGCGGTGTTAGCCCCCCACCGAAGTGGTATCACCGTTTCCAGATTCAGATGCACAAGTGCTGCTGTTTATATATAACAAGTTGGCTGGACCCAACTCGATTCGCTCTGTATTTCACGTTCGGGTGTTTGCACAATCACGATATGACGAGGTCCGAAGAGCCCGACAATGGCGAAACATGCCCACTACCTACTTATCAACATTGCTTGCATTCCTTTTGTTACGTGTAGTTGATACGCAACTCGGATGCCGAACAATAACTGTATTTCTACCGTTATACCTCATAACTTCAAAGAAGGAGGATTTAATGCTAAGGTGTGCGGTTTCATCCGCAATTTGGGTGTTGTGTACCCTGGAATAGCCAGTGTTGAACCACACTTGTTCAACACGATTGTCCAGATTCTGATGTCCGAAGACTGCTTAGAACCGGCTGGACCCGGTACCGTATGATATTTTAATTTGTTTTATTTATTGTTTAAGTTTTCCACATTTCCTACCAGATTGGATGCAAAGGAGTTGTATGGAGCACATCACCAATTCCAATAATTGATGAATATACAACCACCGGCTTTGGAAGGTTTTTGTGTATTTAATGGCCAACGCTCATTATATTTAATATATCATACCTGTCAATCGAGGCGGGCAAGGATTACTTATGCCACTTAGACGCCTTTCGAGAAATCAATTTTTATATACTCACTGTTGTGATTGAACAATACCAACATACTCTGTAACAGTCGCACTATAAATGCGATAGAAGAGTTTTGCACTAATGGTTGTCAACGTGGCGGTATTAGCACTCTGTACCTGCACGAAAATATTATCCGTAGCAAGCAGAATGCCATTTCCCATGCCATCTGTGAAGTCGAATGTCTGTGTGACAGGCACACTAACGCCTCCATTCGTTGCAAGCTCATTTTCATAGCCAATCACGGCAAATGTGTCTGCGTCAGCTAGTGACGTGACAACTGCAGCGTGATTTTTGGTGGAGAAAGCAACAATGGCTCTAGTACTCGCGTTGGATAGTAGAGATCCCGTAGGAAACTGTACAACAATCTTCAACGCCTCGACCACTTGAGCCTTGCTACCATTAGAGGAGGAAAAATTCCGCATAACGGGCAAGGGGAAAGAAGTGGTGAGTGTAGTGTCATTGACTGCTTGTTTGGCAGTGATGGACATGTATTCGGGCTTGTAATCCCGACTACCCCCAGTAAGAATGTTCGACTCCGAATTATTAAAGCTACTGCGGCGACGATTACGTCGCGGTGCACGCGGAGGAATGTTATTTACCATTTTTATGGATTTTTGTAGATGTTATTATTTTTATATTGCTGATATACCAACTAATGCTCAAAACTTGGTATACTATGCCCGGCCCGGACAGTACCCACTTGTGCATGTGAAATTGGTGTGACATCTAATCTCAACAGGTGAAAATTTTTATAGTGTTCTTCGATGGCGATTTGTCGATCAGGAAGGATGCCAAAAGCTGCATAATAGCTAACACGCGCCGAAATGCTTACTGGCGTTGTGCGTGGTGCTAAATTTTTGCTTTGGATCATTCTACTCGTGTTTTTCATGATGTACAACAAGAAAGAGTCTTTACAGGTCTTACCCGCTGATTCCCTCACGAATAAGGAATACAGTTCTTGCTGCACTGGCAACCCATTAGCGATAGCGAGCCCACATTTGCCCACTCCATTCATCCATCGCTGGTGTACGTTGGCGTTCGGTATATCCACAAGGATTAGTGGATCTTTGTTTAGAACAGCAGTATGGTTACGAACCATACGCCAACGCGCTCCATCAAACACTGGATGTGTCTGACAGAACTCGATTCCTTCAAAATCGTACACGGGTTTCTCAACTTCCATGACAAATCCCTTGCTACGAAACCATGAATCGAACTCCCACTGAAAACGGGTGAGGTCCGA